TTGCCATTACCCATTCCTCTAACAGCATCTGCTGTCATTACAAATTCGTTTTTACTTAACATAGCAGGTACGTCATCTGCTTTTTCTTTTATACCAACTGGTACAAATCCACCAGTTTCTCTATAGTCTCGTTCTATAGTGCCAGCTTGATTTCTCCTCATTTGACCCATAGGCATACTTTGTAAGCCACCCATAGCTGATTGGTTTCTTAAAAGACGTTTTGGTATTTCTCTGTCTGGATAATATTTATTTGGTTCTCCTTTTGGTTTAGGATATTTTATAGGGTTGCCATCTTTATCATATTTAATCATGTAAGGACCTTTTATTAAATATTCTTCCATGTCTTTTATTGATAGAGACTCTAATCCTTTTTTAGGTGTACCAGATTCTAAACCAACTCTACCACCTACCGCATACTCAGACGTATTAGTTGTAATAAACTGTTCTATTTCTTCATCACTAGCATTAGGGTTTAATTTAGTGTAATAGTCTTTTAGGTAAATACTTAATTTATCTTTATCTCTTGTAATTGACGCTACTTCTTCGTCTGCAAAACCTTTACTACCTAAGTAAGTAGCAAATGCACTTCCTAAACCTATTTTAGTGCTCATGTTCATGCCACCAAGTTTTCCTCCTACAAAACTGCCCAAACCTTTTAAAGCAGCAGCTGGTCCACCAAAAGGTATTGTTGCAGCACCTAATAAAGCTATTTTTCCAATAGGAGACTTAGCTATACTTTTAACTGCTCCTTTAATTCCTCTACCAATCTTTTTTACGAAGCTTCCTAAGCCGTACATTTGTCTAGGTTGTTGCATGTTTGAAATCGCCATAATTTAAATATATTTATACTGTTAAGCAGGCGTAGAAATCCTGTAATATAATAGTTTATTTGATTTTTTTGTCTTCGTCAATGGGTTTTACAGGCCTTGTACCTTGATATAAATCATCAAAGAAACGACCACAGTATTGGAACTCTCCAACGTGTGTAATAGCATCCATTACATAGACATATACTTTACCACCCATATCTGTCCATCTTTGACAGAAACCAAAATCTTCTCCAAAATAACGTTTAGTTTTAGGATCATGAATAGTATCAAATAGATTCCACATATTATGTTTTTTCTCTTCCTTACCATTAATATAGGTAGGTTGAAATATTTCTAATTCAGGGTAGTGTTTTATCATTTTTTCTAACACTTCTCTTTTAATTAACATACATCCTGTAGGAGCATGAGTTACTTCTATCAATCCTTTTTCGCTATGTATGTTAGTAGCATCTTCTACTTTTAATGGGTAAGTATAACCAGCTCTCGCCAAATCTTTTGCAGAGGTAATAGCGTCTTCTTTAGTTTGTAGTCTTCTCCATATCTTATCCCAATCTAACATCTTCATAGGATAAGGACACGCAATAATATCTTTATCTGCATCTAACATTTTAAATATAGTAGATGATTGAAAGTCTATATCTGAATCTATAAATAATAAATGTGTGTAACCATCCTCATGATTTAAGGTTTCAGCTACACACAAGTTTCTACCTTGAGTAACTAAAGAGGATTTCATCAAAGTAAAACTAACTTGTATTTTTCTCTGCATACAATCTTGTTGAAATTTTAAAACTGATTGAGTGTAGTGCATCGAAGTATCACTATGACACGGGGTACACACCATAATTTTATGTGGTGAATGAGAACCTATATTTATTTCTGTGATGCTCGTATCGTTTTCATTAAACCAAATGGGTTCATTGTTTTGGCCCGGGGCCTTATCACTTTTTTGCATTTATAGCTCCTTGTAAAAATCTTGTCCAAGCTGATCCTATTTTACTCCAGTTGTAATATATATTAGCGTAGTGAGATTGTGATTCTATGTGATTATGTATTTGTGATTCATGTAGTGTGTTAGCAGCAGCTTCAATACCATAACCAAATTTACTAGCTAATCTTTTATAATTGTCATCAAAAGGAATATACATTGGAAACTCTGCACCTGTTTCAAAGATGGCTCCTAAGTTTGTTGTAATACAATACAAACCTCCAGCCATAGCTTCTAATAAAGATATGCAAAAAGTCTCTTCAAAGATACTAGGATACACATACATATTATATTTATGCATATTGTCTGTAATATAATTATTAGGTCTATAACCTAAATAATTTACATTAGGTAATTTTTTTGCTTGTTCATAAAGTTCTGTATAGTTATGATCATTTTTTTCGTAAAAACTTTTACCATAAACTTCTGTAGATGAATAAACATCTAAAGTAATTAATGGATTTTTAACTAATTGCATAGCACCTAACAACACACTCAGCCCTCTCCAAGGTGTATTTTGGTGGATAATTCTAATAGGCTGACCTTTTTCATATGGTTTAGCTTTTTGTATTTTTTCAATACCATTTTTAATTACCACACATTTTTCTAATGGTAATCCAAACATCATTCTAAATTTTTCAAAATTCCAATGTGAATTAAATACATACCAATCATATTGTTTGTGATTGTTTTTATCTTTAAACCATGGATGTAAATTAGGTTGATCCCAAGAATTTTTTTGCCAAAGTATATTTACCTTATTAGGATCAATTGGTACTTTACCTGGAACACTTGTACAGATTTGTACTTGGTCTAATAATTTTTTGTCTACGTATTTTTCTAAATAATTAAATTGTAATTCAGTTCCACCTTTAGGTGTTTGATTTCTTATTATCATTTTGTTTATTCATCACTTTCTGCATTAGGTCTAATCCTTTAGGAGAAACCTGAACTGTAACATCTTGTACAATATCGGGTCCTTCTACTTTCTCTTTAAACACTTCGTCTGTTTTAGTATTACGCCACGTGGTTATTGTAGTGCAATCTATTTTTATTAAATTATCCGTTTTCATTCTCTCTGTTTATAAGCGCATAACTAACAAATCCTGTTACTTCATTTGCTGTGTCTGCTTGCATCTTTATAACATCCCCTGCTTCTAAATTCAAGGTGTTAGTTATCATATTTGACATGCTTTTATTAAGCTGCGCATGACCTACTTCTACATTACTGCCTCCAGATTTTTTTAAATATAGATCAGCATCTACGTTTGATGCATCCATGTGACTAGCTTGTACAGTTTTTATAATAGCCACAGCTGATGTAGATATAGTTAATACTGTAGTTAAGTTAGTAGTAGTTAAATCAAATGATTCACTCTTATATTGTATTGTCATGATAAAAAGTAATTAAACGTATCTTGTTCGTTTTTTAAGTCTTGTTGAAAAGAAAAGTTAAGTTGTTGTTTCATAGTGTTTAAAGACTCAAGTATTTGTCTTTGGTTTTCTACTTCATATTCTGGTTTAGGTTCAGGTATATAGTTAGTTATCTTTGCCATTATGCTATATTATAATATTTTCTTACATCTTCTAATGTTGCTGGGTCATTAGGATCATCTTCTGATCTAATAGTATCTAATATACCCTGATCACCTAAAGCATCTAGCATTCCTTTTCTTTGATCTAATAACATTTTTTGTGTATCTGTTAGTCCAACAAACCTATAATCTGGCTGGTTAGGTGTTGGTAAAATATTAGCCCCTGAATCATCAGGAGTTCCATAAGGTGATACAAAACCTTGATCTGAAGTTCCATAAGGAGAACCAAAACCAAAGGCTGCATTGGAATCCATTATACCTCTATCTGCAGTTCCAAACTCATTTATTAAACTAGTATTAAATTGTGGAGATTGTCCAAACTCATTTATTAAACTAGTATTAAATTGTGGAGATTGTCCAAATTCATTATTAATATTAGGTTGAGATGTTACTCCCATCCCTGGAAAAGAATTTATATTAGGTTGTGCTAACTCTTTTATAGTCGTAGCTAAGTCGTTATCTTGTACAGTCGTATTTAAGTTGTTTCTTAAATTACTACCTCTCGCACTATCTACATCTCTCGCAGTGCTAGGCAGGTAACCTTGAGCCAATAATTCATCTATCTTAGCCTGTTGACCTGGAGTAAAATCCACAGTTTTTTTAGTAAAGTTACCAAAACCAATTTGATTAAAACCTCTATCTTTTGCAGCAAATAATTTATCTAATCTATTTTGTTGTCTTTTATCATACATTGCTTTTTCAAATTGTTCTGTACTCATAGGACTTCCATCAGGATTAGTTCTTCCAAGTTTGTCCCCTATAAATTTCATTCCTTTTTTAGAAAAAGCTAAACCAAGACCTGGGATACCCATAGCAAATCCAAGTAGAGACGCTAGTAATTGTCCTATTCCTCCACCTCCTTGTGGGAAAAAAGGTTTTTTAGTGTTACCAAATCTATCAATCTTATTACCACCTAATGTGGTTTGGTTCATTATTTGTTGTTTAAGAGTTGCTCTATCTCTATCGCCTTTTGTTTCAGGAGTTACATTATATGTTTTACCACCAATACGTGTTGTTGCTGCTGGTGCTGTGATTCTATTTTTTGTTCTAGTTGAAGTACCTAATTCTTGAGGACCTCTAGGTGAAGGACTACTAGAACGACTATAACTTCTACTTTGAGCTTTACTTTCCATACCTTGTTTTGAACGATAACTTGGAATACCATTTACAAGTTCACCTGAACCACCTGCTTTTTTAAGCATAGCTGCTTCTTTTGGATTTATATAAGCTAAAAATTCTCCTTTAGGAGCTTTCTTTTTTAAATATGTAATTGCTTTATCTATAGACATTATCTTCTACCATCCGGTTGCGCATCAACTCTAAGTGTACCATATCTCCATGACTCACCTACAGCGTCATTTGAAATTTTAAGAGAAACTAATCTGCCCCTTGCTCTAGTATCTACTTTATCAGTAGAGTTTGTAATTGTAAAGGGTCCAAGTGGTGAACTAACCGCTGTATCATCAGGGTAAGAACTTACAAATAATGTAACTGTAGCGTCTCCTCGTAAATATTTAAAATCGGGTATAAATCTTTTAACTGACATAAAGAACTCTCCATCTCCTCTATAATCAACAACTCCTGTTGCCTGACCCAATGCGCTTTTACGAGAGGTAATATCATAGTCTCCCGATTGAATAAATGCATCAATAGATGTTGTGCCTGAACTATTTACTTGGTCATCGCCTACTTCATGAGCATAATATATAGAAGCTCCGTACTTGTTAGTTATACCAGATATTGCAGAGAATGCCGGAGTTGCACTATCAACATAATCTGTGGCATAAGGCACTTGAAAAACACCTTGATCTTGATAAGTTGTTCTATCTAATGATGAAGTTGTAAATACATTTTCTGAATAA